CGAAGCTCTGGCATATTTCGACCCTTTCTTGTTTGTTACCGACGTAGGCGTCGAAACACAGACAGACACCACCTACGAAAACGTGGTAACATACTTGTCCGGTGGCCGCACACCGAAGTTGAAGAAAGACGTTTTTGAACTCCCGACAAAACAAGCGACAAAGATAACTTCACGTCACTTCGAACAGTCGAAATCAAAAAGGTTTTTCCACTTCGTCGGCAACGAAAGTTTGCAGATCAAGAAGCGACCTGAGCACAACAGATGCACTTGCGCTGATGCCATGTACGAAAAAGTTCTCGAAAACGAGGGCACACAAGCCATCCACTTCGGGTCGTGCAGTTATAACATCGAAGCAGCGATTTTCGCACGCGGTTTCAACACAGACATCTCTCCGGATTTTTCTGTCGCATACATGTTTAAAAGATTCGTTGAGGACGTCTGGTGGAAACGCAACGAGAACAAGATTTATAACGCAATTGAGATGCTCACACCGGATGACTATTCTTGGGAAAATTTTCTCAAGGACACAGAAGGACGCAAGCGTCAAATTTATCAACGTGGACTGGATTTTGCTCTTCAAGAAGGACGCATCGACACACGATTCGAGCTTTTTTCGAAAACCAACGAAGTGCATTATTCACCACTCTGGGACGTAAGACCGAGAATGATCTTCAACCCAAGCCCCAGCATGAAAGGCGTCGGGTCTTATCTTGCCCGGTTAATGATCGGTGTCATGAAAGTAGTCGAACCTGGCTTCATTTCTGGATACTCAACTTCAGAATTGGCGGCAAAATGGAACGAATACCGTCATGACCCTACGAATGCGTTTTCTCGCAATTATTTTTACAGTTATGATGGAGCTGTACACGACGCACATCAGCACTTAGTGTTGATAAAAATCGTTGACCATTTCATCATGAAGAAAATATTGCCGAGAATTATGAAATCGAGTCATTGTGCTGTTCCTGCTCATCTCACAAATGCAGTCTTGGAAGCCTTGACACAGAATTCCTACACGTTTCACACCAAGACTGGCATTGTAGGAAAGATAACGGGGACAGTCTTTTCAGGTCACCCGACTCTTACGACTCTGTTCAACACACTGAGAACCATTCTCTACAACAGATTCGCAGTCTGGTTACAAGATCCTGAAAATGAACTGAAAAGCAGCTTCAATGCGTCAGGCGACGACGTGTTGACGGCTTTGTGGAGAGCAGTAGACGAAGCATTGCTCAAGAAAACTCTCGGATCTGAATTCGGGAGTCATGGTTTGGGCCAATGCGCGAAAGACTGGATCTCGGGTCCTTTGGAGAAACACAGCTTTCTTTCCAAACGGTTCGTAATCCAACAAGAGAAAATCGGCATCATTTCTCTTGACGAGCGCCTCTACAAAGCTGGTCTGCTGCGAGACCTGAAAGCACCAACATCCACTGCAAGTCACAGACTCGCTATGTGGATCAGTGGTGCTGACCTGCCACCGTCGTTACAACATTATTATCGACACAGATTTCTCGAACTACCAGTGGCACAAATAAGAGAGGCAGTCGACGGTCTTCAGAAACAAAGTTTCGAGGACTGGGGCTTCAAGATCAAGATGTGC